CTCCTGCTGAAGAAGAGCGGTATATTGCTTATAAAGCTCCTCTTGTAATGATGGAAGAAACCCAACCTTACGATGGCATTAACTGCTTTGATCTGTCATTTAACGGCATGACTTATGTAGCAGAAAGGCATCAGCACGAGGCTGGAATGTTTGTTAGATTGCTGGACGAAGCTTCTGCACACAGTAAGGTTATATTTACTAATGAAACGATTTGCAAAACATATGATCAGGTTTCTTATACTAAGCCCATCTTAATTCCGGATGAAGTATTCGAGAAACCCGGACTTATAAGAGCTGACGTATATGGTACTGGAACTTCTGCATCTACAGTTCAGAAGCAATTCTATTTCAAAGTTAAGGAGAATCCATCTACCAGAACTGCTCTTACAGGTCTTACGATGGGCACAAATATTAAACCATTTAGAGTTCGAAACAGCAATAGAATTGAATTCTTATGGGCTCATACAGGAAGTTCTAATCCTGCTGTTGAGATTATTGACGATGATATGATGGTAAAGTATATGGACATCTGGAATGATTCTAATCCAAATGTTAAATACCAGATCTCGCCATCTAGTAATAAATTTGTAATTCCATTGAGCTACTTCGATCTTAAAGGGACTTTCCATGGTCTCTTAAGATGTGGCAACAACAAAGTAGATTCTGTAGTTACAGAGTTCATATGGAATTTTGAATAATCTGAAAGGGGGTAACGCTTATGGACATTACAGCAATTGTCGTAGCAGTACTATCCTTAATAGGTGTCATAATCACAAATTTGTTGTCACATAGAAAGATCGAGTATGACATCCAGACTTCGCAGGCAGTAACATCGAATGAACTTAATCGAATTGCTGAAGAGGTTGCTCAGATTAGTAAAGAAATTAAGAACGTTCCTGTTATGTTGTATCGTTTGGATCAGCTCGAAGACAATCAAAAGAGAATGGAGGCGAAACTGCATGAACTTGCAAATAAGCAGTAAGTGGTATAATAGACTTAAGTACATAGCTTTGATTGCGCTGCCGGCGATTGTGTTATTTCTCTCCAAGATCGGTGACGTCTGGGATTTGACATGGATGCCTAAGGTAGTTGAAACGATCTCTGCTGTGGCTGTTCTGCTTGGAGCTTTGCTTCAGGTAAGTACTAAAAATTATTGGAAGGAGAAGAAAGCTAATGACGAATCTGGAACTGGCTGAAGAGCTTGACAAGTATCTCGGTCATGAAAAGTATGCAAAAGCTACTGCTGACAATCTCCTGACAACTGAGATTATTAACAAACAGGCAAGTAGAAGTGGTTCTGTAGGTGACTGGTACAAGCAGACCAGCAAACAGGACAAAACAAAAACGAATAAAGAGTACCTGCTTCAGTTCGCTGACAAAGGTTGGTACTGTGCAGACTGTGTAGGAGCTATTAAGGGTATTCTGTTCTTTGGGAATAGATTTGGTGGCCCGAGCAATAGTCCTGATTACAGTTCTGAAAAAGATCTGAGTATTAAGACTATGGCGTCAAAATGCACAGATAAAAAAACTGTAAAAGACTTCAGTAAAGCTGAGGTCGGAGAGTTCATGTGGACTGAAGATTATGGTCACTGCGCTCTTGTTACAGTTGCTGGTAAGAAAGACACTGAATGCGCTCCTTCACTTGATGGTCTCGGACAGGTTGATCTTAATTACCAGCCGAATTGGGCAGGATGCGGCAAACTTCCTTGGGTTACTTATAGTTCTCAACCTGCTCCTGCACCGCTGGTTAAAGCTGGCGATGTAGTAACGATCTGTGATGGTGCTGTATATGGCGGTAGTGCAAAAGGGACTAAGGTTCCTTCGGCATATTGCAATAAGCCGTATAGAGTTGGCAAGACTCAGGTCGTGAAAAATGAATACTGTGCTCTGATTACAGAACTTAATAGTTGGGTTCCGGCTAGATACCTTACAATTGTTTCTCAGGTTGAGGGTATTAAGGTTGGAAGCTGCGTTAAGATTATGCCGGGTGCGGTATATGGCGGTAGCGCAAAGGGAGTGAAAGTTCCTAGCTGCTATATTAACACGAATTCGTATGTTGCTAAGCTGGAGACTCATAAAGGTGTTAAGGAAGCTTTGCTTAAGAACCTTAACAGCTGGGTTCCGCTGAAATACCTTACTTTGGTTCGATAGGAGGCTCAAAATGGAAGATATGATTCTTATTCATTGGGGCAACAAGGGCCAGAAGTGGGGCACTCGTAATTATCGTAACTATGACGGAACTCTTACTGAAGAGGGAAAAAGAAGATACGATTATTATGAGAATAAAACTGATCGCGTTTATAATACCGCTAAAGCTAAACAGGCTGGCCCAAAAGTTTATCAGAAAACTGGTAGATGGGGCGAGCTTCAGGAGAATCTTTCTAATTATTCTAATGCTGAACTTAAAGCTTTGACTGAAAGAGCTAGACTTGAAAGAGAATATAGAGAAGCTTTTAATACAAAACAGTATACTACTGGACGTAAACTTCTTAATGGCTTTAAATCTAGTGCTAGAGAATTGGCTGATGTAGCTAATGCCGGAAAAACGTTGCTCGACGCTATGAAAGGTGTTAAAGAAAGTCTTGATCAGGCTAAGAACTATGAGCAGAGAAAGCTTAATAATGCTAAGAAAGAAGCTGATAAGCTCATTAAGAAACAGAATGATGAAGCTGCTAAAGATTGGCTTCTTTCAATTGATGACTGGAAGACTAGAAAGAGAGCTCAGGAATTTCTTAAAGCATTTTCTGGTCAGAAGGGAAGTAATTACTCTAACATAACTAAAGAACAATTAGATAAGATTAAAAAGATGTATACTAAGTAGAAAGAATAAGGTGTATAAACATGGCATTATCTAATACAGCCGTCCCTTATTACTATGGACAATTTAGAGATGCCGTTAAAAGGGGCGAGATACCGGTTTGCCAAGAGATCGAAATGGAAATGAACCGAATCGATGGACTTATCGCAAACCCCGGTGTTTTCTACGATCCTGATGCTGTAAATGGTTGGATAGATTTTTGCGAACGTGAATTAACTCTTACTGATGGTTCTCCAATGAGACTATTGGATACCTTTAAGTTATGGGGTGAACAGGTTTATGGATGGTATTACTTTGTTGAACGAGATGCGTATATACCAGAAGAAAAGCGTTTTGTAAAAAAGATTGTTAAAAAGAGATTAACACGAAAGCAATATTTGATTATAGCACGAGGCGCTGCTAAGTCTATATATGACTATTGCCATCAATCGTATTTTCTTGTTGTAGATCCTACGACTACTAAACAAGTAACGACGGCTCCTACGATGAAACAGGCTGATGAGGTCATGGGACCTTTTAGAACTGCTATAGTTAGAGCTTTAGGCCCAGTGTTTCAATTTTTAACAGAAGGAAGCATTTACAATACTACAGGAGATCGAAACAAAAGACAGAAATTGGTATCCACCAAGCTGGGTATCGAGAATAAACTGACTAATTCGATTTTGGAAGTAAAGCCAATGCGAGAAAGTGCCATGCAGGGAGCAAGATACAAAATTGCAACTGTTGATGAGTGGCTTTCTTGCGACATCAGAGAAGATGTAATTGGTGCTATTGAGCAAGGATCTTCTAAGTTATCTGACTATCTGATTATTGCTACAAGTTCCGAGGGTACAATTCGAAATGGCCCCGGAGATACAATCAAAATGGAGTTAATGAGTATTCTTAAAGGAGAATACTATGCTCCTCATGTGAGTATATGGCATTACAAATTGGATAGTGTTGAAGAAGTTACAGATCCAGCTATGTGGAGAAAAGCTAATCCAAATCTCGGGTTTACGGTACAGTATGAGGCTTACCAACTTGACGTTGAAAGAGCTGAGAATGTACCTTCTACCAGAAATGACATTCTGGCAAAGAGATTTGGTATTCCCATGGAGGGCTATACGTTCTTCTTTACTTATGACGAGACTATTCCTCATAGACCGAAAAGCTATAAAGGAATGGTATGTGCTCTTGGCGCTGACTTTTCTCAGGGTGATGACTTCTGTGCATTTACTTTCTTGTTTCCTCTTAGTCAGGGAAGTTTTGGCGTAAAAGCTCGTAGTTACATTAGTAGACTTACTTATGATCAACTTAGTTTAGCAGCTAGAGATAAGTATGACCAATTCATACAAGAGGGAAGTCTAGTTGTTTTAGAGGGATCTATTCTCGACATGGATGAAGTTTATGACGACATTGATGGCTTTATTATAGCTAATCAGTATAATGTGTGTGGCTTTGGATTTGACCCTTATAACTCCGAGCACTTTGTTAAAAGATGGTGCGACGAGAACTCAGCATTTGGTGTAGAGAAGGTTCGACAGGGTAGTCGTACTGAGACTGTACCTCTTGGAGAAATTAAGAAACTTGCTGGCGAGAGAATGCTAATATTTGATGAGCAGCTTATGAGTTTCTGCATGGGTAACTGCATTACACTTGAAGATACTAATGGCAATCGTAAACTTTATAAGATGAGATACAAAGATAAGATTGATAATGTAGCTGCGTTAATCGACGCTTGGGTTGTATACAAGAATAATAAGGAGGCCTTTGAATAATGGAAGACCAAATCCTTGTCCATTGGGGCATCCTTGGAATGAAGTGGGGTGTCAGACGTTATCAGAACGAAGATGGCACCCTCACTGAACTCGGAAAGGCTAGGGAAGCCAAATTAAGGGCTAGAGAACAAGCTCGGTTAGAAAAGAAAGATTTAAAATGGGTTGATAGACATGGCAGCAAAGTTTATAAACAGGCTTATAAGCAGAGTCGAAAAGAACTTGCTTATGAGGATGCTAAACTTAGAAGCCAAATGGTAACGAGAAATAAAGACGGTAGTGTGAATAAGGCATATGCGTTAGCTTTTAATAAAGTTATGGCTGATCTTATGAATACTAAAGTTTCAGATTTGAAAGCACCTTCAGGTAGAGTCATTAGGTTTGTAGCAAAGAGAGGAGAACTTGGCGTTCATACTGCTCTAGCTGATCCAGACTATGACATGAGCCAAGTTAGAACCGGTGTATATGGTGGAAAGAGATATGGAAAGGTTGCTTATAGAAATAAGCAAATTGAGGTAAAGTAAATGAATGATACAATCCTTGTCCACCATGGTATTAATGGCCAAAAGTGGGGTGACCGTCGTTATCAAAATGAGGATGGTTCTTTAACTCCTTTAGGCCGAATCCATTATGGTGTTGGTGAAGCTCGTGATAGAGCAAAAATTGAAATTAAGAAATCAAAAGCATTTGCTAAGTCTGAAAGTAGAATTATTAAAGCTAAGGCTAAAGCTGAGATTGCAAAAACAAAAGCAGCAGCTAAAGCTCAAGCCCAAGCCGATAAGGAACGAATTAAGGCTGAGGCAAAAGCTTATAAAGATAAACGTCAAAAGAATGACGAAGTTGAAAAAGAAAAAATCAGAGCTGATAAAGACATTGAGAAAGAGAAAATTAGAACCGATAAAGAGCTTGAACTTGCAGCAATGAAAGAGCGTCAGAGAGAAGCTCAAGAAGATAGACAATTTAATAAAGAAATGATGAAGAAAGGCGAAAAAGCCGAAAAGAAAAGAATTAATATTGAGAATGAAACTGTTAAAAAAGCTCTTAAAATTACTGCAGCTGTTGGTATTGGTTATCTTTTGTATAAAAGTCTCAGTAGTAATGGAGGAATACAAGGGGTAAGTTCTTCTACTATGAGCGCAGGCCAAGAAGTAGTTAATAAGAATAAAGGAAGTTTAGTTAGTAAAATCTTCAATAAAGATGGAAAAGTAAGTAAAAGTGATGCTTATTCTACTCTTTTAGGGAATAAGAATCTTTCTAAAGATGAAGCTGCTTATTACACAAAAGAATTGTTTTCGAATGGAACAAAGAGCGTTCCTAAAGCTACATTTGACAAGTTTATGGAGCTTCTTGAAAACAAAGTAGGTCATAGCGCTTTTTCTACGGAAGGCCAAATTTTAATGCATAGTGAGGAGAATAATATGAAAGATCAAGTTATTTGCCACCATGGCATTAAAGGCCAGAAGTGGGGAGTTATAAGGAAAAAGGACGATGGTCAAGTTAAAGGTAGAACTAAGAATATCGATGGTACTGTAGAAGGAGTAACTAATAAACGGCCGGCTGATGAAAGGTTCGAAGAAACTTTGAAATCGCGCCCTAACCAAAATTTCTTTACATATAATAATACACGTCATCCTATAGCAAAAGAAAATTATGAAACTCAATTTGTGCAATTTCGTAATGCATATGACGATCCAGCTTATGCTAAATTTGGAGCCAAACCTACTGCAGGCGGGGCAGATCTAAATAATAGGGATACATGGGCATACGGAAATCTTGGGTCACAAGAAGGCCCAAAAACTAAAAAAGAATATATTAAATTTATGGAAGATGAAGTTAATGAAATTCTTCGTTCAGCAGATAAAGTTGGATATGAAGAAGTATCGAAGACCTTATCTAAACTTATTAAAAAATATTCAGTGAATAAGATTATTAAATTGGTTAATGGCGAAAGAGTTACGTATAAAGATATTCAAGATGTATACATGAAAGCTTATTCTTCTATCATGAAAAAGTATCAAGAAGAACAACGCTATTTAAGATCTGTACGAGAAAAAAGAGAAAAAGAAAGAGAAAAAGAAAGAGAAGAACAGAAAAGATTTGAAGAATCTCGAAAGAAAAAGCAAGAAATAAGTAATGAATTTCAAAAAGCTAAAAAAGCTAAAGAGCTTCAGACGAGCAATAGCCCTAAAACGAATAGTAAAGATCTCAAAAGAATCAATAAAATTAAACACTCTTCTCCTGACGACATGATCCTTATTCATTCAGAGGATGTTTGCCACTGGGGTATACTCGGTATGAAATGGGGCGTAAGACGTTACCAGAATCCCGATGGTACTCTGACCGAATTGGGTAAGCAGCATTATGGGAAGAAATTTAGTAAAAAGCTTGAAAAAGCTGATGGAGAAAAAGATGGTTTTGTTAACTATCATAAAGTTAAATCAGCAGTTGAACAAGATAAAGGTATTAAAGCATTCAATAAAGAGTATAACAAAAGCGAATCTGGACAAAAGATGATTAATAGTGCTGTAGATAGACAAATTACTACTATAAAAATTATGAACGATTGTCTTGAAAAGATGAACGAAAAATATGGTGATAGTTATCCATCGCCTGATGAAACTATACATGCTCAGCAGCAGATAGAATTAGGTAAACAAATCATTAAAGCTGAAAAACGGTATTCTGAAGAAGGGCTTAAAACAGTTAATGAATACTTAGAATCTGCTCAAGAGTATGAAGATGCTGCTAAAAGTTTTTTGAAAGATTATTTAGGAGAATCTGCTGATAAATATTCTACTATAGGAAAACAGTCTTCATATAATGAAGAAAAAGGAACGTTTGAAACTAAAGATACAACGCTACAAGATAGAGCTTTAAGCGAAATGATGAGCGAAAAGAAGATTTTCTATAATAAAGCTGTTGCTAAAAATCTAAAGCGGCATATAGAATCTCTTAAAGATTATGATGAAGATTCTAATTCGTGGTCTATCGGTAATGGTAAAAAAGTTAAAACTGAAAAATTAGCTGAAGAATATGCTAAAATGAATGACAGTCAAAAGCTAAAGTTATTAGAGAAATTAGAGTCTAGCTATGTTCCTGACTCTAAGATGCAGCCTATTCCCGGTCTCAATAAAGCTTTTGAAGATATTTTCAAATATGAAGGCAAGAAAGAGGCTAAAGCGCAAGGCTATACTGATGTTACTACAGATGAAGATTATATAGATTTAGGAAGAAGGAAATTAAGTTATTAAAGAGAGGTACCCTATGGCATTAACAGATCGTTTCAAACAAGCTTGGAAAGCTTTTACAAACAAAGATCCGACTGATTATGAGATGCGGTACCAAGGTGTATCCTACTCTATCAAACCAGATAGGCCACGTTTCACACGAGGTGTAGATAAGACTATTGTTACATCTTTCTATACAAAAGTTGCTGTAGATTGTGCTACAACAAAGCTCCAGCATGTGCAACTTGATGAGGAAGAGAGATTTGTAGCAGAGATTAATTCGCCTCTCAATGATTGCTTTAAATACATGGCCAATGCGGATCAGACTGGTAGAGACTTCTTACGTGATTGCGTAATTTCTCTGCTTGATGAAGGTTGTGTAGCTATTGTTCCTATTACAACCGAGAGAAGTCCATATTACAATAATACATTCGATATCTATGAGTTACGTGTAGCAAAAATTATTACATGGTATCCAAAAGCTGTACGACTTAAAGTATATGACCAGCTCTCTGGTAATTTTAAAGAAGCTACATTTCCTAAAGAATCTGTCGCGATTGTTGAGAATCCTTTCTACTCAATTATGAATGAGCCTAATTCAATTCTTCAGCGATTGATTCATAAGCTTTCTCTTATCGACACTATCGATGAAAAGAATGCTTCCGGAAAGATGGATCTAATCATTCAGTTGCCTTATGTTATTAAAACTGAAGCGAGAATGAAGCAGGCCGAAGAAAGGCGTGGACAGATTGAGACTCAGCTTACTGGATCTAAATATGGAATTGCTTACATTGATGGATCAGAGCATATTACTCAGTTAAACAGACCTGTTGAGAATAATCTCATGACTCAGGTAGAATATTATACCAAAATGTTCTACAATGAAATGGGAATTACAGAAGAACTTCTCAACGGTTCAGCTAAGGAAGAAGAGAAGAACGAATATTTTAATCACATCATTGAGCCGATTCTTACGGCTATCACTGAAGCGATGACAGTTAAGTTCTTGTCTATGAATGCTCGTTCCAGAAGGCAGGCAATTCGTTTCTACAGGCAGCCGTTCAAGATTGTTAGCGTATCTTCTATGGCTGAACTTGCAGATAAGTTCATTCGCAATGAGATCATGACTGGTAATGAGTTTAGACAGATCATTGGACTTAAACCTTCAGAACAGCCTAGCGCTGATCAGCTTCGGAATCCTAATAATTTGCCAGATGAAGCTACTGGCGGAGAAGAGGTACCCGAAGAGGGATTCGACCCACTCAGTGATCTTAATCAGTTTAAGCAGGATCTTCAGGATCTTCAGTCAATGGATTCACAGATTGAAGAAATTGAGGAAATGGCTCAAACAGAATCGAATGAAGGCCAGATTCTTCTTCATGCAGCTTATAAGTCTCCTTACTATGATCCTCAGAAAGCTCATGAGTATTATGAGGAACATAAGGAGCTTAAAGGTTATGCAAACCGTTATGGAGGAAGTAGAGTTTCTACAGCCGGTTTGAATGAGAAAGGTCGAGAAGTCGCTAGAATTGTTAAAGATCGAATTGATGCTAATAAAAAGTATAAAGCTCAGCAGTTTAGAGATGATACTACTAAACTCAAAGAAAAATCTAAAGCCGAAAGACAAGAGATAGTTACTCAAGCTAAAGAAGAGCTTTCGAGTTCTATTGCTTCTCTTAAAGCACAATTACAATCCATGAATCCAGCTCAGCGTAAGCACGCAAAAATCAAAATGAGGGCACAAATAGATCAACTCAAGAAAGAGGCTAATGAATTAAGAGAAGCTCTAAGCGAACATTATAAACAAGTAAACGAAGAGTTATCTGAATCATTAAAAACTAATCTTGACAAGAATGCTTATGATGCCAATGAAGCTTACGCTGCTGAGATAAAAAGTATGCTTAAAGATCCTTCTCTCGTTAAGCCTAAGCAAGAAAAGGAAAAGAAGAAGGAAGTTCATAAGCTATACGTAACACGTATGAAAAACAGTTAAAGGAGACGTCAGATGAAGGACAAAATCGAGTATGATTTTTCCGGATATGCAACGAGATGTGACATTCGCTGCAGTGACGGACGGATCATCAAGAAAGGGGCATTCAAGGATTGCGATGGGAAGGTCGTTCCACTGGTCTACAATCATGATCACAACGACGTCTCCAACGTACTCGGTCATTGTATGCTCGAATGCCGAGATGACGGCGTGTATGCCTATGCATCATGCAATAGTACCTCTAGCGGTATTAATGCATTGGAGCAGGTAAAGCACGGCGACATCAGAAGCTTTTCTATTTATGCAAACCACATTCGTCAGAATGGTCCCGATGTAATCCACGGTAACATTCGTGAAGTGAGTTTGGTTTTGGCCGGAGCTAATCCGGGAGCTTACATCGACGAAATCATTGAACATGGCGACATGATTAATGAAGAAGATTTTGCTGCCGAGATTCGTTTCGACGAAGGACTTACTATTGCCCATGCGGCAGAGGACGACAAGGAGACAGAAGAAATGGCTAGTGAAGAGAAAGAGCCGAAGAAAGAAAAGACCGTTCAGGACGTTCTGGATGAGCTCACTGAAGAACAACTTCAGGTAGTTATGGGCCTTATCGGAGCAGCCGCTGAGGGCGCAAAAGAATCAGATGAAGATGAAGGAGAAGAAGACATGAAACACAATGTTTTCGAGAATGACAACAATACGATCGAGCACAGCGATAAGGATGTGTATGTTTCTCGCGATGAGATGAATGAGATTTTTGGTGATGCGAAGAGAACCGGTTCCCTTAAGGAAGCGTTCCTTCAGCATGGTATCACAAATATTGACTATCTGTTCCCGGATGAGAAGAACCTTGACACTCCGCCTCAGTATATTAAGAGAGATACTGACTGGGTGTCCGGTGTTATGAACGGTGTTCACAAGACACCTTTCTCTCGTATCCGCAGCACGATGGCTAACATCACTGGAGATGAGGCTCGGGCTCGTGGATACATTAAGGGACATCAGAAGGTATCTGAGGTTCTTAGCTTGCTGAAGAGAAGCACCACGCCGACGACCATCTATAAACTTCAGAAGTTTGATCGTGATGATATTGTTGACATCACGGACTTCGACGTAGTAAGCTGGATCAAGACCGAGATGCGTATGATGCTTGACGAGGAAATTGCTCGTGCAATCCTTGTTGGTGATGGTCGTGAGCCCGGAACGGAGTATGCTATCTCGCATGATAACATTCGCCCGATTTGGACTGATGATGATCTCTTCACGGTTAAGGTTCCGGTTGCTGTAGAGCAGTCTGATAGCCTTGCTGTACGTGCAAAGAAGACGATTCAGGCAATCGTTCGTGCTCGTAAGTACTACAAGGGTTCGGGCAACCCGGTATTCTATACCACTGAGGATGTTCTGACTGAGATGCTCCTGATCGAGGATCTGAACCAGAGAATCATCTACGATACTGTTGACAAGCTTGCAACGGCTCTTCGTGTTTCGAAGATCGTTACTGTTCCAGTTATGGAGAACCTTACTCGTGAGGTTTCTGGCGAGAACAGACCGCTTGTTGGTATCATCGTTAACCTGAATGACTACAATGTAGGTGCTGATAAGGGTGGCGCCGTGAATATGTTCGACGATTTCGATATCGACTACAACAAATACAGCTACCTGATTGAGACCCGTTGCTCGGGTGCTCTGACGAAGCCTTATTCTGCACTTGCGGTTGAGCTGGATTTTCAGTAGGCCTCACGGTAGGACCGGCTCCCGCTGAGGCGGATCTCCTTGGCAAGTATGGCTCTGACCTTCAGAGTAATGTTACTGTAGATGCCAACGGAGTATTCTCCGGAACGTCGCATTATGTAACTGGCTACACTGGTTTCTCTGGCGATCCTAGCGAGCAGGAAGGTAACTACTTGGCAATCAAGGTTACTGGCGATGCTGATCGTGTAAGAGTTAAGTCCACAAAGGCTGGATCGAGGTGGATTACTCTTGATCCTGACAGACTCCATGTATGGATTCTTAAGTCTGGTAATCAGGGCGGTTTCTTGGTTGAAGAGAAGAAGGGTGAGACTGTTACTACAAGTGAGTTCAGTTTTGCTAACCTGACTCTTGAGCCTAAGCCCGAGTAAATTCAAAATGGGGATGAAGTGCTATGAAATACTATGGTATGATTGGTTATGGCATTACTGCTGAAACAGCTCCACACTCAGGTGTCTGGGAAAAGACGATCGTTGAACGTCCACATAAGGGAGACTTAGTCCGAAACAGTAGACGTATCCAAGAAGGCGAAAATGTTAATGATAACATTACTATTTCGAATGAATTGACTATTATAGCCGATCCTTACGCACTTCAAAACTATATGAATATTTGCTATGCTGAAGTACGTGGTGCAAGATGGAAGGTAAATTACGTAGAAGTCTTGCACCCTAGGCTTCGGCTGACATTGGGAGGATTGTACAATGGCCCGATCCCGGCTCCCGTTCCAGTTGATTCTGGAACAAACAGTTGATGCTGGAGGCAAGGTCTACTTTCAACCCCCAGCAACATTAAACATGGTTTTTCCATGCATAAGGTACACACCTGAACGAATCGATGGAGATAATGCAGATAATAGAACTTACCTTACACATAAAGGTTATAATGTTATTTACATTTCCAGAGATCCTGATTCACCTGTACCTGAGAGACTGAGAATGCTTCCAATGAGTAGATTTGTTCGTTACTACAGTCATGAGAATTTACATCATTGGGTATTCACAATATACTACTAATAAATAAGGAGAACACATATGTCTGCACTTATTTGGGATAAATCCGATGAAAGATTTTACCAGACTGGTATTGACAACGTAGCTCTGTATGTAAAGGGAACTCCTGATCCTGCTGATGCTACGACTGACTATCTGACGGGTGTGGCATGGAGCGGTGTTAGCTCTATCGCTGAGTCTCCGTCTGGCGCAGAGTCCAACAAGATCTACGCTGACAACATCGAGTACCTCAACCTGATCTCTGCTGAGGAACTTGGCCTTACGATCACGGCTTACGATTATCCGGACGAGTTTGAGCAGTGCGATGGTACGGCTACTCCTGAAGGTGTTGCTGGTCTGAAGATTGGTCAGCAGCCTCGTAAGTCTTTCGGTCTTGCATATCGTACCCGTATTGGTTCTAATGAAGATGGTGATAGCCATGGATACAGAATCCATATCGTTTACAACTGCAAGGCAGCTCCGAGTGAGCGTACCTACAACACTGTAAATGAGTCTCCTGAGGCTATTGAGTTCAGCTGGTCGATTACGACTACGAAGGAGAAGTTCTCCACGTATGCACCGGTTGTTAACCTTACGATTGATAGCCGTAAGTTCACGACGACTCAGCAGCAGGCTAATCTTCAGGAACTTTGCGAGACTCTTTGGGGGCGTGATGCTTCTGCACAGGGTGTTACGCCTGCAGTAACTGCACTTACTCCTAAGCTTCCGAAGCCGGCTGAGGTTCTTCGTATCCTGAGCCAGACTGGCGGCTGATCTTAAGCTCGTTCCACTTTTAACCTTATACATCTTTCTACGGGGCTCTGGGAAACTGGGGCCCCAAACCACTTTATTTAGGAGGACTAGCTATTATGCTTAAAAAGGAAATTACTTATACCGATTTCAACGGTGATGAAAGAACAGAAACTTTTTACTTTAACTTGACGAAAACTGAATTGGCTGAGATGGACATTGACGCAGGCGGAACACTTGTCAATAAACTTATGAGAATGTACCATACTCAGGATGCAGCTGGCATTGCTACGTTCTTTAAGGACTTTATTGTTCGCGCGTATGGTGAAAAGTCTGATGATGGACGTTATTTTGAGAAAGGTGAGAATTATGCTCTCGGTAAGAGATTCACTCGTTCCAATGCATTTGATAAAATGTTTATCGAGCTCTTGAGTGATCCTACTGGAGACCAGTACAAGTCTTTCTTGCTTGGCGTGATTCCGGCTGAAGTAGCAGAACAGGCAAAGGCTAATACAACGCCTAACCTGATCGTAGGCGATAACGAAGATAACGCTTAAGGGAGGTTAATATGCTCCTAATTGTAGTTCCAGATAAAGAATTTTTTGACAATAATACTAATCAATTCTTTACTGTAAAAGGTGGAGAGCTTCAATTAGAGCACTCACTTATCTCTCTTTCAAAATGGGAGTCAAAGTGGCATATTCCTTTTCTCGACGACGATAAAAGAAGCAAGCACAAGAAAACACCAGAGATGCTTGTTGACTATATACGTTGCATGACGATTAACAAAAATGTAGATCCACGGATTTACAATTGTTTAACTAAAGAAAATATGGAAACAATCAATGCTTACATTAATGACCCAATGACTGCAACTGTATTTTCTAAAGTACCACAAGACGGATCTAATCCTAAAGCTAATAATTCAGGAAGCTTTATTACGGCCGAAATAATATATTTTCAAATGTTTGAACTTGGCATACCGCTTGAGTTTGAAAAAAGACATTTGAATAAATTATTGACACAAATACGAGTTTCTTCTGAAAAGAAAGCCCAGATTAATAATCCAAAGAAGCTATCTGGATCTGAGTTAGCTAAACAAAACAGAGCATTACATGCAGCTAGGAGAAAGCCGCATAGGTAAGAGGTAATATTATGGGTGGCATAGTAATAAGAAACCAAGGCGGTTTTAAGAAAACGCTGGCATATATGCTCAAAGCAAGTAGAGTTTTAAAAGATGCGAATCTAGATGTATATGGTCAAAAAGGAGTCGAAGCTTTACGAAATTTCACTCCTGCAGAAAGTGGAGAAACTGCTGACTCTTGGGATTACACGATAGTTCGTGAGAACTTTGGTGTAAAGATCGTATGGACAAATAGTAAAGTCGTAGGAGACGAACATGTACCTCTTGCTATTCTGTTACAATACGGTCATGCAGATAAGGCGGGTGCATGGGTAGAGGGGCTGGACTATATTAATCCGGCCCTAAAGCCCATTTTTGAGGATATAGCATCAAAAATTTGGAAGGAGGCTAGTACACCTTGAGTAAACAGATTGAAAATAATGTCGTACAAATGACATTTGATAACAAGGATTTCGAGAAAAATATTAGTACTTCGACCAAATCGATAGACAAACTTAATGAAGAACTTAAATTCAAGGATGCCAATAAAGGCTTCCGAGATTTAGAGAAATACGCAAATAGTGTAAATTTTAGCGGTTTGACTAAGGCTATTGAGAACATTAATAGCGTATTTACAGTAACTGGTAACTTGTCTAAAAGAATTATTGATGACATTGCCGGTTACTTTGAATCGAAAATTATTGGAACTGTAAATACAGTCCGTAGAAATATTAATTATATTATGGACATTGACGAAGGTGTTAGGAAGTATGAGCAATATACAACTGCTATGAACACCATGGTCTCTAATATGACTGATGAAGATAAAAATATTTATGAACAGCAAAAAGCTTGGGGTGCTGTTAATGATGAACTTGAATATGTAGAGAATCATATGGATCGAATTCTGCTTTTTGCAGATGAAACTTCATATAGTTTTACAAATATGGCCGATGGCGTTGCTAAATATGTTGCCTCCAATGTAGGACTTGAAAAAGCCTCTGACGCTATCATGGGCGTAGCAAACGTTGCAGCTATAGCTGGTCAGAACGCTACTACAGCAACTATGTCTATGCAGCAGTTAGCTCAATCTTTTGGTAGAGGTTATGTTGCTTACGAAGACTGGAAACAAGCTTTTTCGCAAAAGAATATGGTAACGAAGGATTTAAAGAAGACTCTCGTTGATGCTGCTGTAGGTTTAACTCTTGATAAAGACGATATTGCTAAAGCTAAAAAAGCATTAGGCGATAACTATTACGAGTACTTCTTTGATACTAGCATGCTTCGCCAAGGCTGGTTAAGAACTAATGACGTTCTTATTAACGGTCTTAGCGAATATTCTAAAGCTTCAAGTTTGATTATCGATAATGTATCCAAGCTTAATGATGAAGGATATGTTGCTGTATCTGACATTCTTGAACTTGTTCATACTTATAAAGATCAGATTGGAAAGTTAAGCGCTAAAGATTTTGTTTCTAAAATTGCTGACGAGTACGACATTCAAAATGTGGAACTTATGGCTAGTATGCTTGAAAAACTTGCAAGTGCCGAGTATGAATTGTCACTTAGGGCATTTGAAGCAGGTCAGAATGCTACTAATTTTCATGAAGCGATTGAAGCTACTAGAGATGCTATAAGCTCTAGGTTCCTTAAAATTCTTGAATATTTTATTGGCAACTTATACCAAGCTAAAAAACTTTGGACAGATTTTGCTAATACCTTGTATACTGTTTTTGCAGAACCACTTGAGCATATTCAAGATGGTATGGAAAAGTTTAATAAAAAAATAGCAGAGACAGTAGAAATTGAAGGAGAACTTGTAGAAGTTACTTGGTATGATAAGTTTTGGGACGGAGTAAGAAGAGCTTTTGGTGGTGCTGGCGGTATTATTAATGATTTTCTTGACGTATTTAGAGAATTTGAGGGTTCTGTTAGAACTAAGATTAATAAAGATGGAGAAGAAGTTACCGAAACGATAAGTATATTTAAGAAGTATACTTTTGACTTTATGAAGAAACTCACTAATAAAATCAACGATATTGCTGACATTATTGAGAAATTCAGAAAGTCTAAATTCTTGAAACTTTCTTTGTCTACATTTAATAATATTTTAAAGACTATCAGAAACATTCGTAATACTCTTAGTATTATAACAAGATCTACATTATCTGTAGTTCTTAGAAATTTAGGAACCCCTCTTACAACTATTGCTGAATTAGCTAATAAGTTAAGTGGTAAATTGGCTGAATTATCTGGTAAGCTTGTAGTATCTCCTAGATTCAAGAGATTTATGGAAGCTATAAATAGACTAACAGCTAAACTTATGGAACTTACAAGCAAGATTCTTAGCAAGTTGAGCGATCTTCTTATTAAGATTCTTAGTAAGATTGGAAACATCATAATTAAACTTTCTGATTATTTGCTTCCAGTAATTGATTGGATTATTGATGCTATTGATTCAACAATTATACCTCTAATGGACGAACTTATTGATGGTCCTTATAGTATTGGTGCCGCATTAGATTGGCTTGGTGATAAAGCTGTATGGGCTATGGGCAAACTTGAAGATTTCTTTGAGTCTGTAACCGGAATGAGTTTTGGTGAAGCTAAGAATGCAGTTGGAGATTATGCCGATTTTATTAAAGAAAAGTTTGAGACTTTAGGCGGAGGAATCTTTGATATCTTTGCTAGATTCTTTAGTAGCTCTATAGATCCTGATGCTAAAGGTACTATACCTAATCTTATTTCTAGACTTATTGAGGCTAATGGACTTGTAGAAGGTGCTCAGAATGTTATTGAATGGTCTGGCGATGCTCTTATGCGTCCGCTTAGACTTGTTCTTGATGTTGCTGGTATGCTTCTTGGTGTAGATTTGTCTAGATTAGCAGATGGACTTGAGAGTTTCGTTTCTTCATTTACTGGAAGTTTGTCAAGTATTACTCCGGATGTGTTTAACACGATTGAGAAGATCGGAGATTGGCTACTTAAGATTTTGTTGTATGTAGCTAATCTTGTTATTGATATTGTTAAATACATTGCAGGATTTAAGGATACGACAGGCATTCCTCTTCTCGATAAAGTAATTTATTCAATTAAGACAATTTTTACATCTATTATAGATTTGTTTGGATATTTGCTGGAGAAGATGGCTGGGCTTGTTAGTTTAGCAACTCCTGCTGTTATGGAGCTTATTGACTGGTTTGGCGAATATTTGAAGCAACTTGGAAAGATGCTTAAAGATTCTTTCAAGCCTCTCATGGATATTCCTGATGCTGAGACTTTCCATAAGTATGTTATGAAAGCTCTTAAGTTTGCTTTAGGCCTATTTGTATTGGCTAAAGTAACTGTAATGATCGAAGACGTTATATTTATGCTCGGCGGTCTGAAGAGAACGGCAAGATTATTTGGTAAATCCGTATATGCTGTGTCAGATTCCTTATCTGGTCTTCTTGATAGCATTGCCGGAGATAGTGTTTCTGGTCGTTTAAGAATGTTTGCATTAGCTCTCTTTAGTTTTGGTTATGCCTTAGCTCAAATTGCTAAAGTTGGCGAAATGTGGGCTGACGAGAACTTAAGAGAAGGACTTATTGCTGCATTTGTAGCTATTATTTCTATAATGGTGCTTTTAACAATTTTTACAAAAAGAATGATTAAAGTGCAAGGAAAAGCACAGAAGTCCATAGTAAAAATGTTAACTAATTCTGATCAGCAATTTATTAATGCTGATAAATTAATGACTAGATTCCAAGGAATTGGCTCTATGCTTATGGGTCTTGGCTTTGCTATTGTTGGAATTAGTGCTGCATTAGTTCTTATGACTAAAGCAATGAAAAACACTAGCAAAGAAGATTTAACTTATGCAGTTGCTTCTGTTGCTGTAATTACTATAGCTTTAGGTATATTTGTTAAATTAGCTAAATTGTGGCAAAATACAAATAAAACAGCAAATGGTAAAGGCCTATTTTATAGAAGTACTTTTGAAGGAAATTCTTTAAAGGGTGTTGGTAAGTTTTTATTAGCTTTTGCTTTAAGCATGCTTATTATAACACCTGCTATTTATATAATGGCTAAAGTAGCTAAAGATACTAAAAATTACAAAAGAGCTATTGAAGGCATGGCTGTTATTTTAGCTATTTTATTAGCTGGAATGGGTTTTATTGCTAATAATCTAGATACTGCTAAATTCTTTAATTCTATGGGTATGATTGCTTTGCTTAATTCTGTAATTATGGCTATGGCTATAATTGCTGGACTTATAGCTGGTTTAGCTTTATTATTTAGTGATGTAATTAATAGCAAATCTTACTATATAATTGAAGAATCTATGGATTTTATGTGGAAAGTTTTGCTTATAATTATGGCTGGAATGGTAGCATTAGCTTTTATTGGGCAAAGATATTCGTGGAAAAAGCAATTAGCTGCAGTAGCAAAAATGGTAATAACTTCGGTTGGAATTTCTGCTGCTGTAACAGCTTTAGGACTTTCTATGGCAGCTATTGTTGCAGCTATAGCAGGTATGGCTGCTTTGCTTGAACAGTATAATTTGAAATCTTTTGATATGAAAGATATTAAAAACAATCCTTTGTTTAATGCGATACTTATAATTTTGTCTATATTTGCTGCTGTAACATTATTAGTTGGCATTCTTTCTTTAACTTTAAAGACTGTCGCTGGTCAAGGTTGGAAAGAAATTGCAGCTAAAGTAATTGGAATATCGTTAATTATATTTATGGTTCAAAATTTAGCAATTCTTATGGCTGGTTTAGCAGCCGCATTAGCATGGCTTTTACATTTTGAAAGCGTAAATGCTAAGATTTGGAAAGCGGTTGGTGTTATTGGTGCTATAATGGGCGGATTAGTTGCTTTTGTAGGAATATTAGCATTAATTGGTATACTCATGGCTAAAGCAACTAAGAAAAATATTGGTGATACAGGAACATATCAAGATCCAGCAGTTATGCTTATTAAGTTAGCTGGAGCTATAGTTATTTTAGGTAGCGCTATAGCATTAATTGCAGCTACGATCTTGTTACTTGGTAAATCTGCTGATGAACTTGGTAATGAGCGAATTAAAAAAGGTTTAATTGCTTTTGGTGCAGCATTGCTTATTATGGCCGCTGGCATGGCTTTAGTAGGTGCTATTAATTGGGTATTTGGTAATGCTATAGTTATTATTTGTGGGCTAATGAAAACTTTATTAGTTGTTCTATTAGCTGTAATAGCGGCTGTAATTATATTTGGTAAATGGGGCGATAAGATAGCAGATTGGCTAGAAGGTGCTGAACCTCGAATTCGAAGAGGTTTTAAAGCTTTAGGCCTTGCTATGGCTGCCGCTCTAGAAGGTTTTAATGAAGCTTTGCCAGAAGTATTATTAGGAATAGCAGAAACTTTAGCTATAATATTGGCATGGGTTAGTCAAAATATTGAATCTTGGACATTCCAACTTACTACTATATTAGTTAAACTTTTGGATGGTTTAACAGCCGCAATTCAAGATAATTCTACAGAATTAGGCACAGCTATAATGAACCTTCTTGACGCTATTTTAGTAATAGTTGTATCTTGGTTTGATGAAGATTTAGCTGAAGAGATTAAAGAACATTCTAAAGGTTTATTAGGTTGGCTTGGAGAAACTTTATTTAATTGGTCTGCTGAATTTCTTGCAATACCAAAAATTGGTGTACGTGACCAATTAGAAGATATAAGTAAACTGATTAATGAAGCACATATAGATGCTGAAGAAGAAGAGTATAAACATCAAGAAGAGCTTATGAAAGCTAGAAAGAAAGGAGCGTTAGAGTATATTAATATGCTTGAAGCTCTTGAAGAAGCTGAAATGCGTCTTGATAATTTAAACGATTATAGTGGCGGTGCTGCTGCAGCTGCAGCTAATAAAGCTTATTGGCAAAATAAAGTGAATTCTCTTGAAAGTCAATGGGATAGTATTTGGGCTGATTATGGAGTTAATATTAGAGAGAAATCAACTAATCAAATTAATTGGTGGGATACCGATAATGATACTCTTACTAAATCTAGAGATTGGTCTAAACCATTTACTTTTGATGAAGAATTGTATGATGTTAATTATTTCAAAAATACAGATACTTATTATAAAGATAAAAATTGGTATCAAGATACTATTGAACGGTATTTGCATACCTCATATGCTGAAAAATATGGAATAACCGATGAAGAACGCCAAGCTCTTATTGAAAAGAATTTAAAAAATGGTTTAAATAATCCTTTGGGAACTAAAGCAGGTAATATTAAAGTATCGAATGAAGTCGAAAAGAAAGTAGAAGAGCAAGCTAAAGAAGATGGCAAAACATATAGCGAAAATTTCTTGGAAACTCTATTTGGAGGAAAATCAGAAGGAAGTATTCTAAATTCTATAGGTGAATGGATTTCTGATAAAAAGACTAAAGTCACAAATAAAATTAAAGAAACTTTAGGAGTGGATTCGGCTTCTGAAGTTGTAGATGCTATTAAAGAAAAAACAGGGTTTGATGAAATAACTGATTCTTTAAATGCAAACAATGTTTTGTCTACTGTTCAAGGTAATTTAAATTTAGGTAACGGATATACTAATTTAGATTTGTCTAATGCTAATATTTCAGGTATTGACAGCATTAACTACATTCCGGAAGCTACCGATTACTATCAAAATGTGGAAGATTTGAGTTATGCTACGTCGTTGGATACGAGCTATACGACAGGTCAAGCTGCAATGGTAACTGCTAGCGAAGAGAATGTAAGTGCAATTACTAGCAAGATTGATGAAGTTGTCGATAAGCTTGATACGTTAAGTCAGGCTCTTGAGCAAACCGAGATTACGGTCGACGGTGAAACTACTATTGCTTGGCTTTCGGTTCCTATCGACAAAATCATTGGTAAAAAGCAGGCATTGAATAGAGGAAGAAGGGTAGGTAGACCATAATGTTCCATTCAGTAACTATCAATGGTAAGAACAGTTGGACTGATTACCACATGGTTCCGGTAGAAGGAATATACTTACCGCCTTCTCCTGAACAAAAAATTACAACTATAGATCTTAAAGCTTCTAACGGAACTATTGATATTTCCACATTACTTACAGGTTATCCAGTATTTAATAATCGTCAGGGCGACTTACAGTATTATATACTTGAGCCTAGTGATTACAATTCATTTGCCGAGGTTGGAGGAACTCAGAATATTGAGGACCTCCCCTCAGCATATGAGGTATATTCTCAGATTTTGGAGGACATACATTCAACTACTGGTACTATGTATTTCGAGGATGATCCTCAGTGGGAATACAAAGGAAAGTTCACTGTAACAACTTTTTCGACTGTAGGTTTGAGAAGAAATGTTACAATTCATTATGAAGTATATCCTTACAAATATTATAGAGAACAGTCTACATATACGATCGATGGAGCTGGGGCAGATTCATGGCAATACATTGAATTAGGTAAAGATGAACTTGGTACAATGCCTAACAACCCAATTGTTACAGTTGCCGGACTTGGTAGCGATGTAACAGGAACGTCATGCATTTGGTATCCGCCTTATACACAGTCTTCGAGACGTATCGAAAAAACTACTGGAAACATAACGTTTAAAGCAGCAGATTTCTTATTCTATAAGGAGGCTAAACTAGGTTTTGCTGGTCCATCGGGTTCCAGTGCAACTTTTAGCTTTTATAAAGGGAGGTTGTAAATGTATACGCTTTGGATACGAGATACTACAGACTCGTCTGCACAAGATATTTGTATTTATAATGACGAAAGTACATTTAATGAATACAAGATTGTAAGCGCGAGTCTAAACCTTCAAGAGGGTTCTGCTGGTGCGTTAACGTTAAAAATTCCAGCTACTAATGTAGGCTTTGACCAACTTAAAATTCTTACAACAGAAATTACTATTAAGAAGAATGGGGCCGTCTATTGGATTGGGCGGCTCCTAAACTCTTCAGAAGATTTCTACAGAAACCTTACATTAACGTTTGAAGGTATCTATAACTATCTTATGGATACAGTTATTCCTCAGCAGCATTACGTTGGCCATTGTGATGGATGGGTAAGATATTTGCTTGATTGGCATAATTACGATCATTACCAGTCAGGCGAGTATTGGAAGATTATTCAGCCCGGAACAATTACTTTGAATACAACCGGCCTTAACGAAGATTTTTATAGTGACTTTGAGACTATTTCTGATCTTATTAATAATGCTTGCGAAGGTTGGGGAGGCCATCCTACCTTTACTTATGAATTACGTGATAGGTTTACCTACAGAGATTACAATGCTGATCCGGTGACAGATACTGTATTGCTGTATGATAAGCCTTATTATAATTTGGTATTGAATATTAGTACGTCCTATGATACGTCAGGAAATGTTCCTACAATTAAGTTTGGCGAGAATCTTGAAGATTATACCAAAGAACTTAATACAGATGAGCTTGCAACTGTAATTCTTCCTAGAGGTGGCACTTATACAGATGAACAGACAGCTCAAATTTTACAAGATTGGGATACTAATCAGAAAGAATACCGTAAACCAATTGAAGGATTGGATTATTATTGTACTGTTTATTCAGCAAATAATAATGATATTTACATGTATGCTGATTCTGATAAGTTAGCTCAATTTGGAATGGTGCATAAGGTTGTAACATTTGACGATTGTACAGATCCGGCTCAATTACTTGAATTAGGTCAGGATTACTTAGATAATCAAAAGTGGGTAGCTACGACAATAACTATTAGCGCTATTGATGCGACGTTACTTGGCGCTAATGTAGATGAAATCAAAATAGGGAGAGGTGTGTACTGTTATTCTGCGCCTCATAACCTTAATCAGATTTATCCTTGTACGGCTATCACTGAAGATCTTCTAGATCCTTCTTCTAGTTCATTTACGTTGGGTATTAGAGACGATAACTATCTTTCTGACACTGCAAGAAAAGCAGATGAAAAGCTTAAAGAATTAATTATTGAAAACAGAAGAAAACAGAACATTATTAAGAAAAATACAGACGATGCTATTAAGAATTCATTTAACGACGAAAGCATATGGACTAATAGTGAGCTGTATGATTTTGTTAATCAGACTGTAGCTACTGGCGTTTCTACTGCTGAATCAGTTGCTACTGGAGATGCTAAAAAAGATGCATTAAGATTGCTTAATATTTTTGATCAGGAGTTAAACAATAACAATAAAGGTTATGTCTTTTTCAAAAAAGCTAGAGAAGCTGGAGAAACAGAAGATCACATTTATGAAATTTGTATTTCTGATACATATGATTATACAAGCCAAAATGCAAACCTTTGGAGATGGAACAAGTCAGGTTTATACTATATAACTGGTGGTTGGACGGATGACAATAGACAATCCGGATATGGCGACGATTCAGATAGACTTCGTATAGCTATAACTGCAGATGGTAGCATTGTGGCTGATCGTATTAATGTAGGAAAGCTTGATGCTGGTATTATTCGTGCTGGATACTTGACATCTCAAGACTATTTAGCAGAACATGGTGGATCTGGTAATCCAGCAGATGCTCATTTTATTCTTGACATTAATAATGGTATCATGATGGCTAAAACTGGTACCTTAATATTTAACAACGAGAATAATTTGCTTGACGGAACACGCGGATCTGAAAAAGGCGGCACAAGTAGCTTCGTATATTTGTCTAATCAAACGACTGGCGAACTTGCTGGAAATGATAAAGGATGGATGTATGTTTCTGGCGAGCGATCACGAGATTGGATGATGATTATCGGTTCCAATTTCGGTATTGACAAATATGGTCGAGCGTTCATGCGTGAAGGTATTATTGGAGCTACTGGTGGATTGTGGAATCTTCAGTTCTTTAATGATGACGAAGTAAATATTCAGTGGGTTCAGAAATCTGAAAATCTTGCAGAAATGCAATACAAAGTTTCTATTAATACTACTGGTTCAAGACCTCTGGGCGCACAAGTATCTCCGGCTGATATTTACAATACTGGTAAAGAACAGTTTATATGCCGTTGGAGATTAGCTAAGTACGATTCAAATAATAATCTAGTATTTTATTCTCCTTTGTATAATCTTAGTCCTCCTGCTGGTAATGATTCATATGAATATGCATGGAGCGATTTCTCAAATCCTATTACTTATGCAGGTACTACTGAGCAAGCCAGAGAGTATTACAATGATATTTACTATAGTGGTGTATTCTTCCCTGTATATTATGCGCTTGACGATGTAACAGAAGATCCGGATTATATTCAAGACAATCACGGATTTGTTTTAGTACAAAATCATAGTGGTGGCGATGTACGTATCACAGGAGGTTCAGCAACAAAACCAAAGTATACATGCTATAGTAATGGTCGTTATGTTCCCGGTATTCTAGATCAGTATGACTCAGTGCGTATTGGTTCCGGATACCTATATTGTGGGACTATCGGTAATAATTCAAGCTTTAGTCTTAGTGCTATTAATAGAACAGCTAGACTTAATGTTCCAGATGGACAAGGAAACAATTTCACAGAAAGAAACGACTGGAGATTCACAGTAGGTTCTAGGTTAGGCGTAACAGACGATGGTACTCTTCATTGTTATGGTGCATATTTACGAAGCGCAATAGTAGATTCAACTATTTCTGCTAGTTATGTAGACACAACAAATGTAGGCGGTATGCGTCTAGATGCTCAGCATCCTGAAGATGGTACCTCTTATACATTTACTTTGCATCTAGAATTTAATAGTTATGGCGCTGAGTATACTAGTCCTATTTATGTATATTTGACAAGTGGAGAAGAGTTTGACGCATCAACTAATCAAACTAGGCAGATTGATCCAGTTAATAATTCTATTCCTCAAACCGAATTCTATGGTAACATTGAATGTAAGTTAAGAGTAGTTTCTCATTTTACTGCTCCGGGAGGAGTTGGTTCAGAAGAAAAGACTTGTCTTGAGGATTATAGGTTTACTTATCTTAAGAATACTCCTACTACTATTAATGGTACAACAGCTCAAATATTTAATTTGGGTGATAGTACATCTTGGACTACTCCTATAACTTCCGATTATATTTGGGATGGTTATCGAGTTGAGCTTGAGATGACTAATGAGCGAGGTGGTAGTAATCGTCCTACATGGCTATTGTCAGGTTGGGCTCAAGGTTCTACTAGTGAGTATCAACCACTGGATAGACACTATCACTTTAGAGGTAATTTCAATGTAACTAAGCAGGTTGCAGACCATTATAGAGATGCTGTAAGTGTAGGTCCTAGAGATCTTTTAGCTAGTAATAGTAGCCGTTGGATTGGCGGCCCTAGCTGCTATTGGGCTCATGGGTATATTACTCACATTCACTATACTGATCTGGATCAGACATCTAGTCGAATCTATAAGACAGACATAAGAGATTTGACTGATATTTATGAAAAGTTGTTCGACGATTTACGTCCTGTAAGCTATATGTATAGAAATGATGAGCGAAAAGTCCATCATACTGGCTTTATTATGGAAGATATTGGTAATGCATTAAGTAAGAACGGCATATCTCCTAGCAGTTTTGGAGCTTATAATCCGAATACTAAGGGAGTGGGCGGTTCAATTAATTACATTGATATTATTGCCCTCAATACAAGTCAGATACAAAAGCTTAAGATACGAATTGCAGAATTAGAAGAAAGATTGGATGAGGTGGAACGAAATGAAAATTCAAGCAACACTTAGACAGGTTAACGACAGTTTTCCTTACTTTAAACAGCTTGTAAATGAGAAAATGGCTTACGATATTGGGTATCAGGTATATTTGTTGAGCGAAAAACTCGATAAAGTACTTGAATACCTTCGTGAGCGCGCAACAAAAGAAATAGCAGGGATGACTGAAGCAGAAATGCAGAAGAAAGTCGCTGATATTTTAGAGACTAAGATCGAGATCGACGCAGAACAAATTGATCGCGAGAAGTTCTTTAAAGCTCTTCCGCCTGATATTTCTATGCCTCCTATAGCTTTCTCGATGATTAGTTTTGCTTTGACACCAGAAAAGGAAAAGAATTCTTCTGAGGCGTTCAAAGTGATCTAGCTAGACCTCCCTCGGGGAATAAGGGTCCTCCTATACTCACCCATACTAGGTACTGTGGATCGTCCTCTGCAGTACCTAGGCCGCCCCGAGATCATGCCTTATATTTTTTCGCGTAATGGACATTGGGTATAATAGAAGGCATAAACTTAAAAAGGAGGTAATTAATATGAAAAAAACATTTAAAAAAGTTATGCTTTATGTAGTATTTGGTTTGGTTGTATTGGCAACCGTGTATTTCGGAGGATTAGCTCTTATGGGAGTGAATCCGTTTAAGAAAGGTTTTACAGCAGGAGAAAACAGAGTTACAGTGAAAGCGGAAGAAGCGCCGGAACTAAGGACCGAGCAAATTAAAGCTTGGTGGGTTTACGTGTATTGTATCGATGGAGAAACAATACAGTTAAGATTACCGGATAATTGGTATTCGGTAGGTTATAGAGACGATTATCTTACAGCTAGATATGGCGATAATGGAATACACCATATTATCGAGCAAAAGAAAATCAAAGGATATGACATCTATGTTACATATGTAAAATAACATAGAAGGGGATTGGAAACAGTCCCCATATTTTTTTCGCGGGATCTACATATACTATTATGAGAACCATAAAAATATTAAAAGGAGGATTATATTATGGCTAGGAGCTTTGATGCACTTGAATATTTGGCAATGAAAGCCGAAAAAACAGAACTTGACGCATTTGATAAAGAATGGGTCGTAAAAATAATTAAAAAAATGGTAATTAATGTAGAAAAAGTTTTAAGCACGGAATGGTATAAAGGACGTGCAGCAGGAGAAGTAAAGTATATTTCCGATTATGCACTTAGATGCGCCAATATGGATATATATGATAGAAATGTATTAAAAAGACTATATGATTGGTGGGAAACGTTAGAGACAGAGAGAAAACATCATGAAGAGGTTGGTTGAAAAATCAACCTTCTTTTTTTCGCGGGATCTACATATACTATTATGAGATAAATAGAAAGGAGAACACAAAAATGGCAGGAATTAGAACAAAAAAATGGATTAATATTGAAAAGGAGAACACAAAAATGACAGGAAGACAAATGAGAATCGAAAGAGCAAACAGATGGCTTGAGAATTTAAGACAAGAATTCTTAAACGCAAACGACGAAGACAAAGCGATTATTAAGAGACAAATGGAAAGACTTAGAAATGAGATTGAGGAACTGAAATAAGTTCCTCTAATTTTTTCGCGGCATTAACATGCCTTATAATGAATAAAAGGGCACCGTCCCAAGATAAACGGTAAATAAAAGGAGGTCTATATGACAAAAATTTATGTGTATGATGTATGTGATGAACAAATTACTGCGATGAACGTGGTAAATGTTGATCTGGATAACAAATGGGCAGAAGATGAAAAGGGACAGATTATCGATTTAGAAGATAAGATGATCTGGAATGAAGACGATGAAAAATGGTCGTAGAAAGGAGGTTATAGGGTGCTTGTACAGGCCCTATAAAATTTTGACATATTTTCGCGACAAAATCCACTCACTTGATGGAGAGAGTAGAGTGGAGTACCACGCTGAATGGTGTAATGGGTAACACACTGCAAAAGGCATGTTTATGCAAACTGCAGAGTCGCTAGTTTCAAAGCTAGCTGAATCTCTCTATATTTTTTTTCGCGAAAGAATCATAGAGTTTTATGAGACGGATGGTCTCAGAAAGGAGAAAAAAATGAGTGATTTACAAATATTTATTTATGCATCTATTTGGAGTTTAATAGGTTGTATAGTAATAGTATTTATTGAAAAAGTAAAAGAAAGGAGAAAAAAATGACTGAAATGTATTTAGTAGAATCAACAAAACATACTTTTAAGTATATTTGTGATAACTTAAAAGCAGCTAGAAGGATGATGCTTGAAACAGCACAAGGCATGTCATCCGATGATACGATTAATGTATATCGGTTCGATAAATTTGCCGAAATGGATGTAGCATTTATAGACAGACTTGTGTATAAAGTTTTTAAAGACAAAGAAGTTTATGTATATGATTATGGCATAAACGGTAAAGGACTTGAAACACAAAAAGATTTTATGAATCGAGTAGGAATAGGCGCATAGCCTCTTCCTTTTTCGCGGTAGAATCAAGCCTCTTAATGAAGCGGTAATAGTGCCGCGGATTAAGATACGAAAAGGAGAGCAAAAGTATGAAAGATTTTATGAGTAATTTTGATGGAGACAAAGCACTATTAGTTGGTGCAATAGTATGTTTTTTCTTAGGAATCCCGATAGTAACATTTATTTTATTGGGAATACGGTATTGTCATAAGAAGACAACAGGAGGAAACTAAAAATGAAGAAAGAAATTAAAAGATGGGGACTTAAAGTCCTCAATTACATCACCTTTGTAGGTGGTTTGATCATGTTTATGCTCGGCTATATTATAGTCGATGCAGCAATTGATGTAAATGCAGAAGAAGAGTGAATCTTTATGGGGGGTCTGGAAACAGGCTCCCTAAGATTTTGACATATTTTCGCGGTAGAATCATACATCTTAATGAAGCGGATAATGGTGTCCGTGGAATAACACAAACAAAAAGGAGAACAAATATGAACGAGAACGAGATCATGAACAATGAGAATGAGCAGGTAGAAGTAAATGAGCAGAACACCGGTTTGACGACCGGCGAGAAGTTGACGGTTGGTGCCGTCGCAGCAGCAGCTATTGTAGGCTGCGTCACAGTAGGCAAGTTTGCCTATGAGAAAGGAAAGAAAGGTCTTGGATGGTTGAAGACCAAGATTAAGAAGGAAAAGAAGGAGGAGGTTCCTGTAGAGGAGCCAAAGACAGAAGTACCTCAGGAAAAGACTGAGGGATAAACCCAAAGGGGGTCTGGAAACAGGCTCCCTAAGATTTTGACATATTTTCGTGGCAGAATCGCATTCCTTAATGAAGCGGTAATAGTGCCGCGGTTTAGAAAGGAGGCCTATATGGCAACAATCAGAAAGAAGCAGGCTATGGTTGGAATGCTTGCAAATGCGATGTGGAAGAAGTACGACCACATCAATGACAAGGTCGATCCGACAGATGATTCGGATTCGACGCTGGAGGAGTGCGTCAAGATGGACATTGACGTATACAAGAAGATTAAAAACTTGCAGGAAGTTTGCGAGGTAGACGACACGGAACTTGTGTCGATCATGAAAGCGATCATTAGACAGTATATTGATCGTATTAATGCTGAAGAAGCATAAACCCAAAGGGGGTCTGGAAACAGGCTCCCTAAGATTTTGACATATTTTCTGGAAAGGAGTAAAAATGACTACAGTACAAATAGTTTGTTTGATCGGAATAATGGCTATGTGTTTTGTTATAGGACGTCATAGCAAACGGTGGAAAGTTCCTATTATGGGCACGCTGATATTTAATGGAGATGAGCCAAAGTTGGTATTCAAATGTCAGAATTTTAAAGAAATTCAAGAGCACAAATACATTGCAATTGAGATAAAATCGCGGCAGAATCAACAATTATAATGAAAGGTATGATGTATATGCCTTATATTTTTTAAAGAAAAGGAGAAACCAATATGGAGAAAGAGAATGTAGCATTAGAGGAAGCCACTGTATCAGTGGTTAACGCACTGCAAGAGGCAGTAGAAAAGGAGATGTTTGAGTATAGGACGGCGAAAGATGATGATGAACGCCGACTGCATGAAGCCAGAATTAAGGATCTGGCAAAGTCGATTAATGAACTCAGAGGAACGAAATTGGGTTCGGATGAGCTCTTTGTAGAGCTTGAGAAGCTGAGGGTAACCTCAGTAGAAGGTAAGAAGACCCGTTGGTTTGATGGGATCAAGACGGCTGTAGTAGCCGGACTTGGATTGTTTGGAACTCTGCTTGGCATTAAGGCAAGTAGGGACAATATGAAGGTGCTTTCTGAGTATGAAAAGGAGCACTATGTAGCAACAAAGGCTGAACAGGAAGCAATGAAGTCAGCCATTGATGTAACAGGAACTATCCGAAAGATTGAGGGTAGTTTCAAGAAGTAAGATTTTGACATATTTTGTATGTCGGTAGAGGATCTGGAAACAGGTCCTCTAAGTCTTTGAAGATTTTGACATATTTTATAGGAGGAACTATTATGTGGAGTTTGATCGGACTTGTAGTATCTGCTGTAGGTGTCTTTGTTGAGTATATGGGCGACAAAGAAGAAAAACAAGAGCAGGAAAGAGAGATGAACGATCTCAGAAACAGAGTTGCTATGCTTGAGAACCAAGGGAGGGACAACAATGAATGTCAGTAAAATGTTCAGAAAAGTAAAGAATGCGGTATTCAAAGACAAGGCAAAAACTTTAAC